AGTTTATTAATATACAAAGAATTTATCAGCTTCTCCGGGCACAATCTGGCACTGTGATGGCACTGCCCAACTGTCTGTAATACCTTGTTTGTACATATCGTCATTAATCATTGTTGTGGACAATACTGCAAAGACAGTACACGCTGTTTCAGTAGTGAAGTTATCAACTATAGATACAGGTTCTGGATCACATTGTGGATCGCCATTTATCATAGCACAGGCGAATATTACGTATGCCCAATTAGCCATTATGTATTTGTTGGAGTTACTTTACTTGATGATTGCAATGCCATATACAAGTCAGTATTAATAGGACGTCTAACTGTTTGTAGTATACGAGTCATTGCTTGTGTCTGGTCCATTCTGCTGATACGTTTTTGCCAGTCTTGCACTAGTCTACGTAACCACATTTGGTCTCCGGTTAAGTTTTTAATACGTCTGCTTAACAATAGTAATAACGAATCATAATCTCTTTCGTCCATGTCGCCATCTGCAACAGCACGTAGAACACGTTTGATTCTTAATTCTGGAATAACAATATCCCAATCATTGAATAGCTTATCTGCATATTGACGTTGACTAATAACCAGTGTTAAGAAATTATATAAGTCAGTCATTGACTGTCTAAAGCCACTAAAGTTTTGTTGTTTCATTGTATCTTTAGCATACCGCTGTGCTTTCTTTTTATCAATATAATATAAAACTCTTAACATTAACATGTGATCAAACACTAGACTGCCTATTGTAGCCACATCAGTACCTTTAACTTGTTCAAGTCTACGATACATTCTTGATTCAATTAATTCTTTAATAAAGTCCATTATACATTCTTCGCAAAGTTTGATTTTGAAAATCTTAAACGATCAACATATTTAAGTCCACCTGCTACATAACCTTCATGCCCTGACTCGCCATCTATTGATGCTGTTATACCACCGCCTTGTTGATCTAACGCTCTAACTACCTGTGTCTTAATAACAGCAATGGCCTTAAAGATAGAAAATATTAATTCTACTATCTTCATATTATTGTTAATATATTGTTCTAGTCTTTGTGCTTTAGGTGCACTTACTTTAGTTGTTGCCCATGCTAAAAAGTTTTCAGCCATGTTATCAAAGTTACCTTCTCTAACTTTAAAGTTGGCATACTGTTTCATTAAAGCTGGTAAGTTTGCCATCTGTATCTCACGTAGGTTGTTAGGTGAAAAGAAAGCATCAATAGCACCTTGGCTAGCCTTAACTGTTTTTTCAATTTGTTCTAATCTATCTGTTGGTATATCTACCTTAGGCGTATCTTTCATTTTAGGTCCTACAAATAACACAGGGCCTGTTGGCAGTTGTTCTACTGCATAGAACGGTGTTCCTGCATCTTGTGGGTCAGTTAAACGTGTATGTATTGCTACACCTGCTTTACTAGTTCCAATCTGTTTACCTAAGTCAGTATCTGCATCAACTGAGTATGTAACAGTGTTTGGTGTAAACACGTATTTGTTTCCTTGTTTGCTTGGAGTACCTGTATATAATAAATCACCTTTGAGATAACCTGTCATTGATTTTGGTGTCTGTGCTTCTAATGGTGCCCATAGTGCTTTGTACATGTTAATTAATTCTGTACGATCGCCGCCTCTCATTTGCATTACTTTTTCTAGCTCTTCTGGAGAACGTGCTAGTCCTTGATATGTTTTAGCTGTAAAGCCTGACTTATCTGTTAATACAAACTGGCCATCTTCATCACGTCCAAATATAATTGCTGGCTTACCGTCCCATTTAATTGTAATGTCTTTGGCTTTTTGCGGTAATGTTTTTAAATCAGTAACAGCTTTTAATGCACCTTGGCTTCCACTATCAAAGATCATATCTTCAGGATGTTCAATACGAGCCGCTTCTGTAATAACCTGCATACCTTGATTAATAAGTCTATCTCTTGTACGAGCAATCCAATTAACTTCTGTTGATTCAAATTGTAGTCCATCCTTAGCAAAGTATTCTCTTGCGTCTGCTACTAGTTCTTCATAGTCGTTGTTCTTTTGTGCTTGTGCAATAATTGTTTCTACACTTGCTAGATCTTTACGTGTTCCGCCTATTAGCATTTTTGCAATTTCATCTGGATCATTTGAAATAACTTTATTTGTTTCTCTTGATACTAGTCCGTATTTGTATGACCATTTCATACCTCTTGCTTTGGCAATGCTAGCTAATAGTATTGCACGGTGTACACCTTTAAATTCTGAATCAGAACTTGCATTTAATGCAAATTGTTGCCATTTAGGATCACCAAACATAAAGTCAACTTGCACATATCCGTTCATTGGATCACCGTTGATTGGGCACTTATAATGGACTGAGTCGCCTGATTTAGCAACGTCCTGGGGACTTGCACCTTTTGCAATTAATTTGTTGTATACTTCATCTTTGGTATGTTTTTTTGCATCTACTGCAAGATCTAAGTCACCTGATGTAGGTTTTTTGCCTGTTGACCCTAGCATGTTATCTAGTAGGGAAAGTCCTGTTAACGATTCTAAATACTTAACAGTGGGCTTAACGTCGACAAGATTGATACGTTTAGTTAACGCTGTACCTTTCTCATCTTTAAATACGTTTCCGCCTTCGAGTATTTGCATGTTATTCTACGCCCAGTTTTTTAACAAGCTCATCATATCCTGGATCGCCTTGTTTTATTTCTTGTCCGCACACAAATAATGAATTACCAATTTGTTTTGTTGGTTGGTCACATATTTGTTTGCCGCCAGCAACTGGTTTTTGTTGTGTAGATTTTGCACCTGGGTCTAACTGCATCTTACGTGTTTGGTTAAGAATTGCAGAAAATGCTTTTTCTAACTTAGTAGTATCTTTAGGATCTTGAGCAAGTTGTCCAATAAAAGCATTGACGCTTTGCTGTATCGGGCCAGGTGCAGTATTTAAACTATACCTTCCGAATAATGATTGATCAATCCAATTACGTAAATGTGTTTTAACTAGTCCTGGTTGTATTTCGTTGTAGTCATTTGCGGCTTCTAAACCAGCAAGGTACTTTTTCCAGGCACGTGCACCAAGTACACCAGCTTGCTTCATTGCCTGAGCATTTTGGTATCTACCAATTTTACCTTTAAGGTTATCTAGTATACCTTCTTGAACAATTTCATTAATCTTCATCTTTACGTCTCACTGATCGGGAAAACTTTTTAGGGTCTCTTGATTTAATTGCGTTAACAAACTTACGCTGTAAATCTTCTGCCGCTTCAGAATCGTATAGATTATCAATCTGTTCAAAAATATTGATAGCAGATTGAATAATGTTATTAGCACGACTTTCCACTAAGTGGTTTCTGTCTTTGCTAATGTGCATTGAGCTCAGTTCATCTAAAATACTTTTTGTTTTACGTTGCATAAGTTAAGTTTCCGTTAGTGATAGTATTTATCAGGAACCGCACACATCATTACATATCAGTAAGCGGCCTTGTTTAAAGTCTTCAGTGTTCCAACTCTGTTCTATTATATTAAACCACCCAATGCTTTCTTCTAATGAAGTTTCTAAGGCATTGTTAGGTTCAATAATATTTTTTAACTGTTTATTAACTACTTCATAGTACTGACCGTGTCCGTATGTTCTTGGATAAAAGCCAGTATAACAACAAGGATACACTTCACCTGTTGATGTTACATATATTGATTTACTTTTCTTTACTTCGCAGGTTATTTGTTTAACTTTGGGGTCAAGATCTTCTAACAATACTTGATCAGTTTTTTTAGATTGTAATAGCTGTTCAAAATTAATCTTTTTAGGTGTGCCCAACAGGTTAACTACCTTGCCTTTTTTATCAACAGCAATACCAGTGTCTCTACCTTGGTCTGTTAATGTAAAATTACTAAATCCAAGTTGCTTGCTCAGTTCTCGGCAAGTTTTAATTTGATGCTGATTATGATCAAATGGAATCATCTTCCATGTAGCTTGACCACCTGCTTTAATAAAAGTCTTAGCATTTTTTAACACTGTTTCGTACACAGTGTCTTGTCTGTATATTGAATGTGTATCAGCTAGTCCGTCTAATGCAAACAGTACGTGAGCATCTAACTCAGCTAACTGTTGCCAAAACTGTTTACTTCTTGCTCCGCCGTTGGTGTTTATTTTTATTTCTAGGTTGGAATTATGTTGTCGAAAGTATTTGACTATTGCCGGAGTTTCTGTATTCATAACACAGTCTCCAAAGTTACCATTGATCATTATTCCTGTTAACTGTTTTACAAAGTTGGGTTCAAATATCTTTTTAACATCTTCAAGTGTGAGGTTTCTTTCTATATATCCATCATTATAGGGGTAACCGTGGAAGTTACGAGGGCATAGTGGACAACGAGCATTACATAGGCTAGATATTTCTAAATGCAGATGCCTGACGTCTTTGATACTATACATCTAATATTACTTGGATTTTAAGTTGCCTAACATCTGTTTCAATTTGTTACTTTGTACTTCGCCTGTAACTTTAGGTTGCTCACCTTCTACATTTGCTACAGGCTGTTCGCCAACTGTTGTAGTTGTTTTAATTGATTTCATCAAGTCACTTGGTGCTTGTCTAGTATACCCTTCTTGTGCTTCTTCACCTAGGTCTGTTATTCTTAAACTTTCTAAATTAAACTCTAGATCTACTTTACTGCCAACACCAGAACTTGATCTAGTTTTCATTAACTGTATTTGATATCTTCCACGTTCTCGCATTGCACGACTTGTAAATATACCAAACACATTATCAGCTGTATTAATTTTACTTAACCCACCTGCAATGTGACTATGATCAAACTCTACTTCTTCTACTGCTCCTCTATTTAACTGCGAAGCTGTAACAAATATAACATCTAATTCTTTTGCCAAGTTTCTTAATTCTTCTGATACGTATTTGTCTTTAACAAATAAATCATTTGGGCTAACTTTAGCACTCACAGGCATAATCAAATCTAAATAGTCAACACATAAAAAGTCTGTCTTCTTACCTGTCTGTACTTCTAGTTCTTTCAAGTATGCTCTAATGTCATTAACGTTTGATTGTGCTGGCATATATTTGATGTGTAGTTTACCCGACTTCTTACCAACTAACTTAACTTTCATTTCAACATCTTCAAGTTTCTTAAATATTTCTTTTGATGATGTGTTAGTCATCATACTATCAATACGCATTGCACACAGTCCTTCACTTAGCTCTAAGGATATGTACACACCGTTAAGTCCTTGCTGACTCCAATTTACTGACAAGTTCTGCATAACCAAACTCTTACCTGATCCTGATCCACCAGCAAATATCTGTAGCTCACCTCTGTTAAATCCACCATACAATGGTCTATCTAACATTGGCCAACCTGTTGATACTTGTCCGTTTTTACTTTTAAGTAATTCTAATCTACCTTTAGGATCATCAAAGTAATCTGTACCCATGTCTTTAGTTAAACTAATCTGCACTGCTTCTTTGATTAGTTTTTCTACTGGGTTGTAATTACCTTTTTCTAATAAGTCTGCACTCTTAAGAATAGCACGTTCTAGTTCTTGACGTCTAGTAAAGCCTTCAAACTCTTCAAAGAACCAACCATAATGCTCTTCAGTTAAGTCAGGCACATGTTGCATCTGCACATTTGTAACTGCTTTTACTTGTTCAAGTGTAGGAATGCTTTTATGATTCTCTATATGTTCTTTAATGAACTCAGCTACACTTTGTAAACTACGATCAAAGTTTTCTGGATTATAAATGTTCTGCACACGCACATAGCTTTCAGCGTCCTGGAGCATCATCTCCAAAAACAGTTTTTGCATTTCTAATGTGTATTCTTTATTGTTTTCTTTTGCCATATGTTTAATTATACGTTATTTGACTTTTTTAACAAGTTTTCTTTTTGCCAATTCAATTTTAATTTTACTAGTTTCTCTAGTGTTCATAATAGTTATCAATGTACCTAATTTGCCATAATGTTTTACAGCATCATTTACGTCTTTGATATGTTCAGGCCAGTCTGG